ACGTAGAGAAGATGGTAGTTGCTGCTTACTATCTCCTGTAATACAGTCTGGTCCTCCTGTAGATCAAGAGGTCATTGATCAAGTTGAGGAATTTAAGAAAGAACTCCTTGACACTGCTGACTAAATACCTTATACTGGTTAAGCAATGGGCAGATTGATGAGACTGAAACGCCATGAAACTCCTAGAAAGCAGGGACGAAATATTAAATCTCGTGCTGCGTCTGCTCGTTTGCGCCAACTTAAAAAAAGATCAAAATTATTAATAAAAAAACTTCGTAATGTATAAATTATTTCCAACCCTTGTGCATGATCTTGAAGTTGTAAATTTTCAAGAGAGGAAGAAAGAACTTCAGGATTATTGTTATGATCAGATGGGTAAAGACCCAGATGGAATGATATACAGAACTAATAGAGGTGGATGGCAATCTGAAGATAATAAACATTTAAGTGATAACCCAGTTAGAAGAGCAATTTTAGATACTTTAGGATATTATCTCAGTAACAATAAGGTTTTTAAAGATAATGTTAATCTATATTTGACAGCTTGTTGGATTAATATTAACGGTAAAGGACATTTTAATATTCAGCATGACCACCCATCATGTCATATGTCAGGAGCATTGTATGTAAAAATACCACCTGTTCCAGAAAAATTTCTTGGTGGTGGTTCTAATAATGTATACGGTTATTCAACTACTAAAATTGAAGGTGAGGGTGTTATTGGTGGAGAGATATGTTTTGCTAATCAAGTAGCATTTAGTGCTTGGCAAGAATTGTATAATTATACTGATGAATTTAAAGAAAAGCATTTACAATTTGGGTCATATTATATGCCACCTCAAGAAGGTACAATGTTATTTTTCCCTGCACATTTTAGACATCATGTAGAACCAAATAAGAGTGATGAGGATAGAATTTCTTGTTCATTTAATTTAGATTTAGTCCAAGATCGTATTGATGGCGGGAAGATAGAGGGTGGATATAAATAATTAAAATATCTAGAATACAATATTATATGACTACGGATAGAAAAGCGGCTAAAAAATTATTAAAGCTTGCCAAAGAACACCCAGACTGGTATACTAAGAAAGACGTGTTCTACGCAAAACAAGTTAAGAAATTAACCAAAAAGAAAAAACCCACTGACTAATTATTATGGCACTATCAGAACAAGTAGAAACTGCTTTGAATGAAGCACAAGATAAACTAAGAGAAGCATTAGCATTTGCAGCAAGGAGTGAGAAACCTTATATTAGTAAGCATATTGCTGATATGATGATGAAAATAGATTGTTTGAATGAAGTTTCAACTTTACTTGATAGTGTTGAAGGTATTATGGAGTAATGGATTTTCATCAACCTGTTAAACGACCTACAAAAGATTCTGTATTGTATCATTTGTTTCCAACCCCAGTGTATGCTGCGATGATTGGTAACTTGGATGGAGTTCAAAGTGAATTGGATGGTGTCTGTGATAAATTAGAATTCTTATACAATCCTAATTTCGGACAGACACATAAATTATCTGCTCCTGATTTTAAAACAAATGTTATAGGAGAACATAAGTTAACTAATCTCTCTGATGAGATTCATAAGCATATTCATAATTATCTTAATGCTATAGAGTTTGAACAGAGTGGTTATTGTACTAGAGGAGAAGAAGTACGATATGATATTGTTAATTCTTGGATAACTAAATTTGAGAAGAGAGATTATGCACATATCCATAATCATGGACATTGTGATCTTTCTGGTGTTTATTATTATAAAGTAGGTAATGATAAAGATGAAACAGGAGATTTATTCTTTCAATCTCCTTGTCCATCAATGATTACATCATTTATTTTTAATCATTATGCTTATAAGCAATGTCAGATACCTCAAGAGGGTAAATTGTTATTGTTTCCATCATATTTGGATCATGGAGTAGCGACAAATGAAAGTGGATATGATAGAATGAGTGTGTCCTTTAACATTATATTTGAAAACCGATGATAGACGATGAATCAGACTTGATAGCAGAATTATTAACAATTGCTGCTGAACTTAAAGGTACGATGACTAGATCTACTACATATGCTAGTACTGGTAGATCATCCAAAAAAATTGTAATAGAGTACGACATTAAGGAGAACAAAAGATGAAAATTAAACTAGGATCAGCAGTCACTAAGATTAAGGACTGGGATAAGGCAATGGCAAAGAAATTTCAGGACAAGTTTAACTTGACCGATTATCAAATGTTATGTCTTACTTTCGTTAAGGGTTTTGTTATTGGGGCTGTTCTTCTATGAAAGGAGAGTTATTATGTTTGATAAAGACATATTGTTATCGTAAAGGTGAGTATACTCTTTCTTCTGGTAAGAAAAGTGAGCATTATGTTAATTGCAAACCAGTTACTTTATCTGGAGTAGGACTTAATATAATCAGTCAGTTATTTACACAGGAATTATCTCCTTCTACACTAGCAGTAGGTGGTTTAACTCTTGGTGCTGATCCATTAGTGGCAGGTGTTGCTATGACTGCTGGTGTTGATGGTTTAATTGTTCGTAAAGAACCAAAGGGTCATGGTACTCAAGCATGGATTGAAGGACCAGCATTACCTTTAAATACGGAGATAACCGTACTAGAGGATGTAATTACAACAGGTGGGTCTGCTATTAAAGCAGTAGAGAAACTTCGTGATGCTGGATATAAAGTAAATGAGATTATTACTATTGTTGATAGGCAAGAAGATGGTGAAGCAGATATTAAAATGAAAGAAGCTAACATAACACTTAAGAGTCTATTCACTCTTGCTGAGGTTGCTAAATAGAACTGTAGCAAAACGTATGATTATTCGTGGCAACTAAGAAGATATCACAGTTAGAGACAATATCTGACTCCAATTTGTCGGGGGAAGCAATTCTTCCTGTTGTTGTTTCTGATCCTTTGATTCCTAATAGGAAAGCGAAGGTTAATCAGTTAATGAAAGGAGTTAGTCAAGGAACAAAAACTGAACCTGGTTTATGTTTTGACCTTGATAGAGACACTGGATTGTATCAAAATGCATACAATCAAATAGGTGTATCGTTTGGTGATGGTGGATTATATGCCACTCGTCTTGATAATGGTAATGATAGTACTTCGTTATATGTTACAGCAATTGATGATGTAGCACAAAATACAGATATAGTTTTTGCTCCAAAAGGTACAGGTGCGGTTAAGGTAACAGGTCAATTTCTAATTGAAGATTCCTCTTTTGTTTTAGAGGATTCTCAGGGTCCAAAGGTAAGATTTGAAGTAGGTAATGTTGGTACTGGTACTAGTACCAGAATCATGACACTTCCTCAAATTACTCAAGGTAATGGTACTACAATTGTAGGTGACAATACTACTCAAACGTTAACAAATAAAACTCTTCTTATTGATGAGGATAATTTTGTTATTGTTGATGGTACTGAAGAAGCAATTTTTCAAATCAACTGGCCAACAACGTCAGGAACTAGGAGATCTTACTTCTTACCTGATGCAGGTGCAGTAACAACTTCTGGAGAACCTACTGCAACATCTTCTACTCTACTTGATACTAAGACGGAACAGACAACTTTAAATAAGACTTTAGTCACTCCGAAAATGGCTGCTAATGCAGATGACGGAACAAGTTGGGTTCAATGGAATACTTCAGCATTAAGTGCTAATAGAACTATTTCATGTCCAGACCAAAGTTTAATTTTAGTTGGTACAGAATCAACTCAAACTCTTACTAACAAGACTGTTAGTGGTTTGATTGTTGCAGATACTACAGATCCTACTAAGAGATTCTTATTTGATATATCAAATAGTAACTCTCTTACTATAGAATCTATTCAGTTTCCACCTACGGCAAACCTAAATAATGATGGTGATACTAATACAATAGTAACAGAGTTAGCAGGACAGGATTTAAAGAATAAAACAATTTATAATCCAGTAATTGCTCAGACAGGACTACCTGGACAAGTGACTATTTCTGTAGATAATATAACATCTACTAGAACTATTAGGTTCCCAGATGCGGATGCAACACTACTTTCTACTGAAAACGTAACTGTTGATGATGTTAACTTTGGTGCTGGTATCGGTGCTGCAAACTTAACTTCAAGAACAAGACTACAACAATTTTTCTACGCAGGATTCTAATTAATAGCTATGGCAGACCAAGGAATTTTAGCACAATCTAAACCAGGTGCGAATACAAATACTGTTTTATATTCAGCTCCAGTAGATAAATCTGCAAGTACAGTATTGACTGTAGCGAATGATGGAACTGGATCTGCATATAAAGTTGGTATAAAGGATTATGATCAAAAATTAACTCTTGATGCATCAACGTATAGGTTGCATACGGGTGATTTGATCTCAGGATATAAGGTAACAGTAGATAATGCCATGTCATCCACTACTGGTCTTACTGGTGGTAGTTTAATTACAAGTGATGATTCTGAAAAGAGTTTCTACTTTGAATCATTTGCTGTTCCTGATTTAACAACATGGTATGTAAAGGTTGCATCAATAAGGCAAGTAACTCTAGAATCTGTAACAGGTACTTTTACTGTAGGTTCGACTCTTAGTACAGGAACTTCACCTAATGATACAACAGCAGTAATTTTTGGTGTTGTTGGAACTATTCTTTATATTGGACCTTCTACTATTAATGGTACTGGTGCAGAATTTGCTGATGGTAATGCTGTAGCTTCTGGTGCTGCTTCTGGTACTATTTCAAGTGGTGGTATCGGTGCTGCAAGCGATGATTTTGTAATTTCAAAAACAACTGCTGGTGGTACATATAGTCTTTATCTTGGAGATCCTTTAGAAGCATTTACTGATCGTACTTATAAGTTTGATCTTTCAGATTCTAGTATGACTGGTAGGGATTTTAAAATATCTAGTACTGTCAATGGAATATGGGGTCCTGATGGTGTAATAGGTGGTGGTGATGATGGTGTTGAATATACTACTGGTAAGACCAGTGGTGGTACTGCTGGACAGGCAGGAGCATATATTCAGTATGACTGGACAGCAAGTGGTACTTTAACTGTCATGTATTTTTATGATGGTGGATCAGGTACTGCTGGTAATGCTGGTTTTGGTGGTGCTGATAGATCTCTCACAATGTCGGACCAGTTTACCTATAATGATTTCTTTGTTTATGATGTTAGTGGTACTTGGGTTAACGCATCCGATTCATTTACACAATCAGCAACTACTTTTACAGTAACTGCTCAAGCATCTGGTGCTTATGGTTATGTTCGTGATTATACTGGGACTGCTTTAAAAGTAGTTAAAGGTCTTAATTCTCCAGAGTTTGCTGGTAGTTTAACCTTTAAGGATGCACCACTTCTAGAACAACTTTCTAGATCTACTGTTACTGTTAGCTCAGTTACTGTAGCTAGTGATGCACTTGAAGATGAGCATTATATTGTTAATGGTGTTGCCAATGGCAATAATGAAGTAGATAGAATCACTTCATTAGTTGTTGGTCCTGGTGAGAGAATAGTTATTAATAGTACTACTGCTAATAACTCATTCAGTCTCATTGGATTTGAGGATGCAAGCACAGCATTTACTGCTAGAGTCTTCGCAGCGATCTAATAAATAACCATATAGGAATAGCGTATACGTAATGTCACTAACTAGGTTAAAGAATATTATTACGTCCAGAACTGGACGTATTATCTACGTAAACCCTGACGATTTCGATGCTTCTGATGCAATTGATAACAGGGGTAACTCGGCATTACGTCCGTTTAAGAGTTTGCAACGTGCTTTCCTTGAGGTGGCACGATTTTCATATAGAGTCGGTTTAAGTAATGACGAATTTGACGCATTTTCAATTTACTTATATCCAGCAGTATATGAAATAGATAATAGACCAGGAGATATTCTTTATACAAACGTTGCACCTATTGATGAAAACTCTAACCTAGATTTAACTTCTCCTAATAATGTACTCTACAAATACAATTCAATCGAAGGTGGATGTATAGTTCCTAGAGGTTGTTCTGTTGTTGGTAGTGATCTTAGAAGAACTAAAATAATTCCAAAGTATGTTCCTTATCCTACAACATACGCTGCTAAAGGTATAAACACAGAAGCACAAGTACCTGCAAGAACTGCAATATTTAAAGTAACTGGTGGTACTTATTTCTGGCAATTCTCATTCTTTGATGGGGCAGAAGAAGGTGTATATTTCAAACCTGATAGTGTAGAAACATTACCACCTAAGTATTCACATCATAGACTTACATGTTTTGAGTTTGCTGATGGTTTAAATACATTATCACAACTTATTGCTAATGGAACGGTTGCTAACGCAGATTATTCTGCTGTTCCAAATATTCTAGACAGAACAGACTTAGACATATATTATCAGAAGATATCTAAAGCATTCGCAAC